ACAGGCCGACGTTGTTCAGGTACGAGTGTGCACTGGGGTTGAACTTAACCAACACATCAGTGAACGCATCGCCGGGAGTGGACGCAAAGCCCACGATACGGAAGGCTGCAGCGGTGGTCACCACAGTGGCATCCAATGCGCTGTTCGACACGCCAGTCTGGGTAGAACCAGTGCTGGTGCTCTGCGCAGCGGCAAAGAAGGTGTTGGTGCCCAACACGGTCTGTGCGCCGGAGCCGTCCAACTGTGCTTGGAACACGACGTTGGGGTCAGTGATGACCTTGGCCGACACCACGCCGGTTGTGCCGGAGGGGTAGAACTGGCTGAAGATCAACTGGCCTTGGGCGTTGAAGTACTCGCAGCCGACGAACACGCCGATTGCGCCAATACCGTTGCCGCCAAGGTTGTTGGTGGTGATGTCAGCGCCAGTGGCGGTAGACAGGGCCAAATAGCCGTCAGCGCCAATGATGACGACTTGGCCATAGAAGAGGTTGGTGGCTTCGCCAGCGGGGTCAATCAGAAAAGTCTGAGTTGCACCAGCATAAGGCATGCCATCAACGCGATTTACGGGGCGCAGCCCGTAGGGAGAAGCGGTTGTTGCCATTTAAGGACTCCTTGTTACTTTGAACCAGAACCAAAACCGCCACCGCGACTGGTCGTTGACTTGCGGTCAGCGAAAAGTGGCATGCGGGGGTCGTTGTTTCGCATGAAGCTGTTGTCGACAGATTCCATCTGGGCCTGCGCTTGTTTGGCGTAATACTCGTCCCGGGCCTGTGCGCGTTCACGCGGCATCTTGCAGAGCATGAGGCCACCGAGTTCGACGTTTCCGGTCTTTGCATTTCCTTCAAGCATGAGCTCAGGATGGTCGACTGCTTTCACCGGTTCCCAGCCTTCACGCATCTTGGTAGACACGTTCGTGTTCTGGGCTTCGCCAAGCACGTGTGTCGCAATCCAGCGATAAACGTAACCGGGCTCAGGTGTCGGATCGGGCAGTGCGCTCGGAGGTGTGTAAACGATCCGAGAAGTTTTATCGCGTGCCTCAAGGGCGCGGGGGTTCCGGTTGAGTGTTTCAGCCATTCGATTTCTCCAGTTTTGCTACTTCAGCAGCGTATTGCTGCGGGGTCAGTCCGTACTTTTTTGCCAGCGCAACTTGCGTCGGTGTTAGCTGGACTTTTCGGGCTCCAGTCGAACGGGTCGCTGGGGCCACGACAGAAGCAGGTCGTCGGGAGCCATCGCCGGTCTTCGGCCGGTCTTCATTTCCGAACACGTCCGGGAATGTCGACTTCATGCGAGCGTCGATTCGCTCGAAGTATTCGTCAGAGCGGGGATCAAGCCCCGTGTTCACTAGCTTTTGGTGCAGCCCTAGTGCAAAGCTGGTGTGTTCTTCAAAACCTGACGCCCCAAACCACTGGTTTTTTGCCTGCCAGCGCAGAGTCTTTTCGTCGACTTGAGGTGCAGCGTCTTGCTGTTGATACGTTTGTACCGCAGGTTCGTCCACCTGTAAAGGGGTGTGACGGAAATTTTTTGCAGCTTCCGCACGCATCTTGGCGTCCATCAACGCTTCTTGCGCAGCGATGACGGCTTCTGTGTCAAAGGACTCGCTGGCTTCTTTCAAAGCGCGCTTGGCCTTGTCGACTTCGTTGTCTGCAATGTGTTTGACAGAGGCGGCGTAGTGCTCGGAGCCGTTGTTCACGTACTGCTTGAGCTTGTTGTTCTCCGCCATCATGTGCTGTGCAAGGCGCTCCAGCTCCTGCTTCTCGCGCAAGAGCGACTCCTTGGCCCGGCGCTCATCGTGGCGTGCGTGGGTCAGGTCCTTGATGCGCTTCTTGACGTTGTCGGAGTAGTTTTCGATCTCCTCGTCAGTGGGGTCGGCCACTTCGCGGTCCAGCGGCTTGCGGCCACGGTCCCGCTCAGGGGTGTCGTCGACGATCTCAATCTCGACGTCGGTGTCTGTGACTACCTCGACGTTGGTCTCATCGACCTCGTCGGGGAACTTGTAGGACTCAGCCATTTTTACTCCTTCATGCGCGGGTGTAGCCGCGAGGGTCTTGCACAACACATTCAATTTGGTCGTCGTTCAGAATCCTGAACTCCTTGCCAAACACCTTGAAACGCGTACCGGTGTAGGTACGCACGAGCACAAAGTCGCCCTCTTTGCACCACGCTCCCGACGGGAACTTGGCAGGGTCTTTGTACGCGTCTGGGCCAACACGCAAAACAAACAACACGGTTGTGGCGTGTTCTTCGGCGCGCAGGGTGGCGGCATCTCGAACGAGGTCGAGCGATGTGCCAGCGATCTTTTCATCGACGTTGGGGACAATGCACAGCAGCTTGTAGCCCGTCGGAACCGGCAGTGCTGACGCTTTTTCGTCGCTGCTGGCCGCTTCGTCTGGGGCGTCAATTGGCTGGATGTGTTTGGGCAAAGTGATGCCCGGAGGCAGAATGATTTCACTCATCTGATTTCTCAACTTTCTCTGCAAGGTCTAGGAGATGACGCTCTGCGGTCGCAAGACCCTGAATGATTCCGCAGAGTTTTTGGTATTCGTCAAAGTTGCGGCATGCACCACTGGCCAAGTCATCGGCGTAGTTGTTCATGTCGGTGCGTAATTTCTCGCGCAATACGCGTGCGAAGTCTTGGATCATTGATCAGATTTTCCAGTTGGTTTTTGGGACTGGGCCAGCAGCTGCGCGGCGCGCAGTCGCTGCTCCGCTTGGCTCTTGGCGACATCGACGCCAATCTTCAGGCCTGCTTGGCGCTCGGCCGCGTCGGCTTTGGCTTTGCTTTCCTGAATCTGTGCACCCACGCGCAGGGACTCCAGCTCCAACTGGCCGCTGACTTTCTCCTGCTCGAGCTCTTGCTTGTCGGAGGTCGCAGCTGCGTTGATGGCCATCTGCTGCTGCTTGAGTTGAAACTCCTGCTGGGCCAACTGCATCTTGGCCATCTCCACTTGGCTCTTGACCTGCACTTCTTGCTGCTTGATCTGCAGCTCCTGCATCTGCATCTGCAACACGGGGTCCTGCATCTGCTGCTGGGCCTGCGCCTGCTGGGCCTGCGCTTGGCTTTGCTGCACCACCTGCTGCGCGGCCTGCGCCATCATGCCGGACAGGGCGATCTCGATCTCCGGTGGCAGCTTGTCGTCCTCGGGTGGCAGGGGCATACCCAACTGAGCCTCGATCTGCTGGCGCATCTTGAAGCCCAAGTGCTCGGAGATGTGTGCCTGCATCTCCGCCATGATCTTCTGGGCCTGCGGGTTCTGGCCAATCACCTGCGCAACCATGGGGTCCTGCATCATCATGTTGTGCACGGCCATGTGGGCGTCGTGGTTCTGGTGCAAGAAGGCCTTGACTGGCTTGCCGCGCAGGATGGCTTGGTTCTCGGACACGGGGTCCACCGGCTTCATGTCGTCTTCGATCGGCACGAGCTTGTTGGCTTCCTTGATGCCCAACACCTCCAGCATGCCACGGTGCAGCGCGGGCAGGTCGTAGATGTCCGGTGCCATCTGGGCCATCTGGATCACCGCTTGGTACTGCACCACGCGCTGGCTCAAAGTGGCCGCGTTGGGGTCCGACACTGGCAGGATGTCGACATGTCGGTAGTCCGCCGCCTTGGCGCGCGGGCCCTCTTCGCCGTCGGGCTCGTACGAGTACTCGTCGTCCGTGTAGTCGCGGATGATGGCTGCCAACAACTGCAGCTCTTCCTTGAGGGCGTAGTGCACACGCGCCTGCACGGCAGTCATCACTTTCAACTGGCGCTCAAGCAGCGCCAGCGTGGAGCCCACGGGTGCGTTGGCACCCATGTCGCTGATCTTCATGTCGGCTGTCGCGGCGAACCGGCGACCTTCCTCGACCACGTTGCCCAGCAGCGCCATGAGAACTTGGCTCGGCTCCTTGTAGGGCAGCGGCATGATGTTGTCGCGGATGGCACCGGAGCCCACGTCCACGTCGCGCCACTCGCCCGGGGCGATCGGAGTGTCATCTCCCTTGATGCGCAGGCCGCGAGTCTTCAGGCCACCGGGCAAGTTGGACAACGTGCCGGAGTCGATCAACTGACGCATCAAACTGGTGGCCGACTTGGCGAACCCGCCGATCAGGTGGAACAGGCCAAAGCCATACGCACCAAAGCCGGGGATGTACTGGTAGTGCACAAAGTGCTGGCGCTTGAGCCTGAGCGGGTCGTCTTCGCGCCAGTTGCGGCGCACGGACAGCACTGTGTTGGTCCCCCGGATGAAGGTCACCACGTACGGCAGCGCGATGCCGGTGGGCTCGCCATCGTCCTCGTCCTCGAACCCTTTGAGGTCCAAGTCCACGTGGCACTCGTACAGCGTGAAGCGCTCGTCGTTCAGATCGCTGAACCCGGTCTCCTTGTCCTTGGCCTTGTTGATCTCGTCGATGGCCTTGTCGGGGTCACCCAGATCGGTGTCCACATAGAACCCGGCCTGCTGCAGCTTGATGATCTCGTTCTTGGTCTTGCGCATCACGTGTGTGACGCGGTAGCACGACTGGATGTCTGAGGTGCCG